CTGGGAGGAGCGGTTTCGGGCATGGGCCAAGGTTCTGCCCCTGCGCGGCGGAGAACAGGTCATGCAGGCGAGGCTGGCCGCGCGAACGCCTGCCATCGTCACTATCCACACCAGCGCGCGAGCGCGCGAGGTGAATGCGAAATGGCGGGTCCGGATCGCGAATCGGCTCTATGACCTGAAGGAGCATCCCCGCGAAGATAAGGACGCCTCCTGCTTTGACATGCTGGTCGAGGCTCAGCCATGAGGGCGGGCCGCATCCTCCGGCGGTTGATCATGGATCGGATCATCGATCAGGTGCCCGCATTCGAGGGCCGGGTCTATGACAAGGCGGTCGAAGATACGCCCGTGCCCTATGTCACCATGGGCGCGAGTTACGGTATCGACGACGACGCGGAATGCATCGAGGCCCGGTTGACCACCGTGCAGGTCGATATCTGGGACAGCGCCCGCGACGAGACGGGCGATGTGGACAAGGGGGTCTGCGAGGATCTGACCGATGATGTGGCCGCGGCACTGAAAGGCTGGGCCGACACCGACGCGCTGACCATGCACCCGCTGCGCGTGACGCTGGTTCGCGTCATGGATGATCCCGACGGCGTGTCGGTGCATGGCGTGGTGCAGGTCGAGGCAGATATCGAGGAGGACAGCTGATGCCCTGGGTCGAGTTTTCCCGGACATTCCGCTGGCGGCCGACCGCCCATGTGTCGATCCGCTACAGCCCAGGAATGCGGCTGAACGTGACACGCCGCTGTGCCGCTGCCGCCGTTCAGGCGGGCGCGGCTGCACGGTCTACCGATCCAGCAAAGGAGAGGCGCGATGGCGCGAGGAACGACGGTGCTGGGGCTGGCGAGGCTGCAGAGGAAGCTGGAACGGCTTCCTGAGGTCGCGAAAGAGCAGATCCGCAGCAAGATGGCCGAGGCGGCGGAAGAGACCGTCGCCATGATGAAAAGCCTCGTCCCCGTGCTCAAGGAGCCCGATGCCCGCCGCCGCGCAGGCGCTCTGCGCGATAGCATCGGCTGGACCTGGGGGCAGGCCCCGAAGGGCTCCATGGTCGTTGCGACGTTGAAGGGCGCAGGCGTCGGCGGCGACCTGACGATCACGATCTACGCCGGATCACGCGACAAGTCCCGTGGTCCTGACGATGCCTATTATGCCCGATGGGTCGAATTCGGCACCCGCAGCATGCCTGCGCAGCCGTTCTTCTATGTTTCCTGGCGCGCGAACAGGAAGGCCGCAGGCCGCAAGGTCCGCAAGGCTGTCCGCGACGCTGCCCGTCAGGTGGCCGCCGGCCAATAACGGCAATCGAAACCCGGCCATGAGGCCGTCATCCTGCCCGCGTCGTGCGGGCTTTCCTTTCATGGAGGCCAATCATGGCAAAACCGGTTACCGTGAAGTTCGGCAAGTTCTTCGTCCGCTTGTCGGATGGGGGCGATCCGCCGCAGTTCGTCGCGCCCTGCGGGTTCACATCCAAGTCGTTCAGCCGCAACAAGACGCTGAACGACGTGCCGATCCCGGACTGTGACGATCCCGATGCGCCGGCGTGGTCGGTGCGCGATGTGCAGAGCATGTCCGCCACCATCAGCGGCTCGGGCGTTCTCGCGAAATCCGCGGTTCCGACCTGGGAGGCGGCCTTGGCCAGCAGCGACAGCATCGAATGCGAGGTCGAGCTGGAGTATCCCGACGGAGATTCCGACATCTACACCGGCAACTTCCACCTCGAAAGCTTCGAGATCACCGGCTCGAACGGTGAGCGGGTGCAGGTGTCCGTCACCATGCAGTCGGATGGCGAGATCGAATATGACCGCACCGTGGCGCCGGGTGTGTAATGACCCGTTCCGCTGAAACCATCCTCGATTGGGCGGACGGAACATATAAGTTCGCCCTCAAGATCGAACATCTCGCCGAGCTGCAAGAGAAATGCGATGCGGGCCCCTGGTATATCCAATGGGCGCTGGAGGCCGCGCTGCTGGCCCGGGCGGCCGGGTTCGCTCCGCCCAAGGACGCCAATGCCAGCTATGTCATCGAGCCGATCCGGCTGGGCCTCATCGGCGGGGGCATGCCAGCGGTGGAGGCCATGAAAAAGGTCCGGGCCTATGTCGGGCCGGGCCAGCTGAACGAAAACATCCAGACGGCCTATGCGGTCCTTGGCGTGGCGCTGGCCGGCGCGCCGGATGATGAGCCAAAAAAGCCCGGGGCGGGAAGGAAGAAGACCGCGAACCGCTCCCGCGGGGCAAGATCAGGTTCGCGGACGTCTTCGGAAACGGGCTCGCCGCCGGCATGAGCCCCTCCGAGGTGAAGCGATGCAGCTGGTGGGAGTTCAGCGCCGCCGTTGCAGGCTGGATCGCCGCCAACACCTCGGAGGAGCATCAGCCCATGTCGCAGCAGGACGAGGATGATCTTTGGCAAGGGATCATGGAGAGGATGGGTTAACGAAGAAGCCCCATCCCTTTCAGCTCCTTGCGTAGATCCTCGGATCGCATTTGCTGCTCAATCATCCGCGCTTTGTAGCCGACGTATATCTCTCGGGCGAAATGGTCTGCGACATATAGAATAACGCAGATCGCGGCGACGGCATTCAATATCTTCATGGTGTTCAGAGGTCCTTAATGGCAACCGATCTCGAAAAGCTGGTTGTCCAGCTCTCTGCTGACATCAAGGGCTATGAGCGCGAAATGCGCAAGGCCGTTGGCGTGACGAACCGGCAAGCGCGCGACATCGAGAAGCGTTTCCTGGCGATGCAGCGCAATCTGGACGGCATCGGCTCGCGGGCTGCCAAGTCGCTGATTGCGCCCTTTACTGGCATCGCGGCCGCCCTGGGCGGCCGGGAACTGATCCGCATGACCGGGCAGTGGACTGATCTGACCAGCCGCGTGAACTTGGCGGCCGGCAGCATGGAAAAAGGGAATGAGGTCATGCAGCGGGTCAGCGAGATGGCCCGCCGCACCTATTCCGACCTCAGCCAGACCGCCGAGGGATACCTGGCTTTCTCGACCACGCTGACCGAACTCGGCGTTTCGACAGATCGCCAGCTGGATTTCGTGGAAAGCCTGAACAACGCCCTGGTCGTGTCCGGCGCCAAGGGCCAGACCGCCGAGCGTGTCATGAGTGCCCTGTCGAAGGCCATGGCATTGGGCTCTCTGCAGGGCGACAACCTCAATACGGTGATCGAGTCCGGCGGTCGGGTGTCGCAAGCCCTGGCCGATTCCATGGGTGTGACGACCATGGAGCTGCGCAAGCTGGGCCAGGAAGGGAAGATCGGCAGAAAGGAGATCCTCGGCATCTCGAAGGAGATGGAGAAGCTGCGAGCGGAGGCTGCGGAAATGCCCGCGACCATTCAGGACGGCTTCATGCTCCTGAACAATGCGCTGCTGGAATATGTCGGCCGTGCGGATGACGCGGTCGGCATGTCCGGGCGGATCGGCGAGGCGTTGACGATCATCGCCGACAATTTCGACACCGTGGCCGATGCCGGCCTGAAACTGGCCGCCGTGCTGGCGGCAGGTATGCTTGGCAGGTCGATCAGCGGCATGATCGCCAATCTCGGCGCCGCCACCGGGGTGCTGGTCAAGTTCGGCGCAGCGCTGCGCGCTGCCACCTCCATGGCCGGTGTCGGAGCCGCAATCGGGGGGTTGAGCGCGGCGGCGGGGCCGCTGGGCATGGCCATCGGCGGACTGCTTGCCGGCGGAGTTTTCCTTTATTCCGACGCGGCAGCAAGGGCGGAAGAGCGCAGCCGGGCGCTGCGCGAAGAGCTGCGGGACATGGGTCTTTATTCGCCTGATGCCGCCAGCGCGCTTAAGGAAGTTGCCGAGGCTGCTGACGGTATTGGAACCGAAGATCAACTGGAACGCATTGAGCGCCTGAAAAGAGGTCTTAATAACCTTCGGGGTGAATATTCGTTCAGTTCTCAAGTGTTTGGCGATTTCAGTGACATTGGGAGAATAATTGGAGATATTAATAAGCAGGAACGCTGGTTCATGTTCTCTGCATTGTCCCGCGAAAGCCTTTCAGCGCTACAAACAGCTAGAGAACTCGCAACAGAATATCAGAAAACTAATATCTCCGCTGCGCAATTGCTGGATGGTCTGTCGGATATATCGCGGAAAAAGCTAGACGAGCCAGCGCAGGACTTGCTTCGAGAGCTGGACAATGTTGCGCGTGCGGCCATTGCGACCGAGGCAGCCCTAACAATGATGGGCGCGTCTCCCAGCATTGAGGCGGCTAATGAGCAACTAATCCGGTTGCGAGAGCATCTTGATCGGATGGCTGATACAGGCCAACTCGACGCAGATATTGTGGCGTCGATGGATCGCATTATCCAGAAGTTCGTAGACGGCGAGGAATCTGCCGAGGATGCCCGCGCGGCCATTGCTGCGTTGGGTGCCGAAAACCCAAGCTTCAAAGGCGCGATAGCCGCAATCGATGCGGTGATCGGCCGGCTCGGGGCGCTTCGCGCTGAGGCTGTCGCGGCCACCGTCGCGTTGCGCGTCGTTACCGGCGGCGGCGCTGCATCCGATGGCGATACCTCGCTTGAGAAAGAGGGCGCAGCCACCCAAGCATTTCTGGACGAGCAGCGTCGGCGCAATGCTCTAAGCCGGGAACAGCAGGATATCGAGAAGCGCACGGCGCAAATCATGAAAGATGCCGCCTCCTCCCAAGCGGTCATCACCGAGGAACAGGCGAGGCAGCTTGCCATCGAACAGGCCGCTGCAGACGCGCGCCGCGCGGCCGAGGGCAAGGCCGAGAGGGCATCTGGCGGCGGCGGGCGAACGAAGGCAGGCGGTGGCCGCTCGAAAGGCGGCAAAACCGTCACCGATATTTTCGAGGACGCCGGGGCGGAAATCGAGAACCTGGAACGCCAGCTCGTCCTGGTCGGGAAGTCCGTCGAGGAAACCGCCCGTCTGCGTTCCGAGTGGGCCATGCTCGACGCCGCCAAGAAGGCCGGCATCCTGATTGACGAAAAGACCAGCAAGAACATCGCCGAACAGGCCGTGCATATCGGCCATCTGGCCGATCAGCTTTCGAGAGCAGAGATCGCGCAGCAGCAGTTCGAGCAGGCTATCGACGGCATCGCCGACGCCTTCGCAGGCGCGCTGGTGGCCGGGGAAAGCCTTCGCGACGGTCTGGCGCAGGTTTTCAAGCAGATCGCGGCCGACATCCTCCGCTCCGGCATCCGGGCCGCATTGGTCGACCAGTTCAGCGCGACCGGCGGCGGTGGCGGCGGCGTCCTCAG